TAACGCTTCTCTTTGGGTAGTCATTCCTCTTAAATTTGCTGCCGTCTCTTTTCCCATTAATCCACCTTGAGTTGCTGATAAGAAAGCAGATAATTGATTTAGATCATCAAACTCTGCGTCGGGATCTGCCATTTGTTGAGCAAGTAAATTGGTTCCATACATCTTAGCAAAGCCCATCGGTCCACCCATCGCTCCCATAATACCTGTATAAGGCATAAAGGCAGTAGCCATAGGTAACCACGGTCTTAGTTCCTTAGGTAAGAATTTCTTGCTAAGCTTTCCTACAGCTTTAAAAGGTTTCTTTACTTCTTTTGGTATAAATTTATCTAGCCAACCCATAGTTTCTCTTTATATTATTAATGTTAAGGCAAGTGCGCGAGGCTTGTAAAAATGCGCGTAACGTACAATTTACTAGGTTTTTTCCCATTCGTCAACGTCCTATCCTGCGTTGGTATCAGTACCTAATGGTATGCTTTGTATTTTAATGTGTACGCTTCTTGATATATGCTCCTTTTTTGTATCAGTCAGTGGACTGTCCACATCCGCTTGAGCTTCCATATCTGACATATATTCTCTGCCAGTTCCTATGTGCTTAAGCGTGACCTCCACTCTAGGTTTATATACCGGTATTTTTTTACCGTTTATTATCTTTTCGTCAAACGATTCTTCTTGTTCTACAAAAGGCATTATCTGTCCTCCCTATTTATTTCTAAGATGGATGCTATAACATCTACCGATCCACTAGTAGCATCTACTTTTATTACTTCACTTTCTTCCATTACTAAAGGTTCACTTATAACTTGTTCTTTGTTTTTAGCTGTTAAACTAACATCCTTATCAATCACATAAGCGGTTAGTCCTGCATCAACTAATGTTACTTCAGCTGTGGCTGTGGAGTTAGCATCTTCTGCGATTAAAATAGATTTAACAATAGCTCTTGAATTAGAAGGGACTGTATACAAAGCAGTATTGGCCGAAGCCGTTAAACTTAATTTTGCATTCTTATATATATTTGCCATTAGCCTAATCCATACCAAGTAAATCGTTCTTGGTCCTCTTTTTGTTGGGTTAAATATGTAGAGTTTAACTGTTCAATGATTGTAGTTAACGCTCTGTTAATTTGTCTTTGGTTATCTTCACTGTATTCTTTTTTAGGTTCTGGTAATCTTACTACTATCTTTGCCATTATCTTCTCCCGTCTGGTTGTATATCTACTTGGAAAGTTCCAAATCTCCACGATTCGCTGACCCCTGTATTTTCTATTTTTAAATTTGCATAACGTCCTCTAGCTCTAGTATCTATTTTATCTGTCGTCGATGTAATAGTAAAAGGACTTAAGTCCGTATCTGCCATATCATCTGCTGGATAATCTGACACTCCAATCGTTACTTGATTGTTTCCATTCAAGACTCTAAAATTTGGTAGGAATCTTCTCATAGCTAGAAATACTTCACTTTGATCTGGTTGTAAAGAAAAGCTAAATGATTCAATAAAAGAAGTTAAAGTAGTTGTAGTTCCATCAGGATTAACTTGATCGGTCCCCGTTTCGTGTTCAAATAAAACACTTCTTCCTAGTCCCTGCTCCCCAATAACGACTGGATAACTTCCAGCCTCACCACTATTAAAAGCAGTTGCATAAGGTTTTGGATAAACTAAGGAATCAATCCACGTTGTTCTTATCGAATTAGTATTAGTTCCTGTATACCAATTACCCATTGGTAAAGGATTTTTATTCGTTTCTCCATAATTAAAGACTACGTATCTATCATTATAAGTTGCACCCTGAGTTGGATACCACCATACTACTTCCGTAAATAAGTTATTAATTCCTGCAGCTACTTGCTGTCCTTTAGTTGTATCACAATCATCAAAGACATAATCTTCAACCGCGCACGGCAAAGAGTTTACTGTACCATCAAAAGAAAAGAATCCATTATTAGACATCCAATAAGCAACACCATCTATTTCAATGGCTGCGTTCTGTCCAATCAATCCACAGTTCGTCCCCACCTGTTCAAATCCAAATGTAAATGGAGCACCGACAAACTTCATCGCATACAATGCATTATCGGTCCACACTAGAATATTTTCTTTGGCAACCACAGCTCCCATAATTTTAGTTCCGTCTTGAAGTCTTTGTGTACCTGCTGTATTCGTTGCTTCTACAGTATATTCATTAATACTTTCATCCGCAGAGAATCTGATAAACATATCATCCTGCGTAGTGGCGCTCCCTAGTGTAACTTCTGTTCCTAAATGAATTAAGTGACGTGTGGTAGGAGAAATTAAAGTAACTCTAGTTGCTGTAGGATTATTAGTAGTTTCATATCCTGATGTATTTTGTTTAGCAGGAGTTGTTAATCTTGCTACAATAGATGAGTCCCAACTAAAAGTTTTTCCATTAGCAATGGTTGCAATTAAGACGTCTCCAAAATTACTTAAGGACCAAAGACCTGGTTCAAGAGTAACGGTTGATGCATCGGCTGCTTCTCCCCATCCACTCCATTTAGTAGCTTGTTGAACTTTTACTCCACCACTTGTTGTGGCCGGAGCGGTTGTTCCTTCTTGACTTCTACTAACTGTAGTTAAATCTCCGGGAGCAGCGCTGGTGTTTCCAGTATAAGTGGCTAACTCACCTTGAGTTGCACCTGTAGAACTATAATCATCACCAATATAAACTGTACCACTCGGGGTAAAAGCTGTTGAATCTACTAATTGAAGAGTAGTAGATGCTGAAGTAATTCCTGCGTTTAAAGTTGAACTAGCAGAACCTTGAACGGTTCCTCCGAATTGAGTAACACCAAAACCATAACCATAACTTTGCGCAGCGGGACCTACTCTATGATAAGGAGTCACATCACAACTTCCACCACTTCCAACTCCAGTTGTAGTTTCTGTTCCGGTAATAACTGCAATTAAGTCACTTGTTAATCGAGTTACTTGAAATAATTTATCTTCAAAAGCTGCATCAGTTAAACCAACCCCACCAGGAACGGTTACATTATCTATAAAAATAATATCTCCTGCTTCGAGATTATGTGGAGCAGAAAAAGTTAAAGAAACTTCTTTAGTTGCATCGGCATTAGACATTACAACGCTTGTAAGCTTAGCTTTTTGGGGAGTAATATCGTAAAGTTGTCCTTCAAAATAAATTAATAAAAATTTATCTGTACCAATTCCAATATATCGATTCCCTTCTTTGTCTACGAAAGCGTGTTGCTTTCTAGCGACACCGACCATTGTATCTGTTAATAAGGATTGCCACCCACCAACTTTTTCTGGTAATCCATATCTAAATCTAACGTTGTCTGAATCGACCCAACGACCATCGGCCCCAACAGCAGTGTCTTGCTTGTCAATGCCAGGAGCAAACTTAATTTTCGTAAGCATCCTTTACTCCTATGATACGCTATTTGTTTTGATCTGCCAACCCATTGTAGCGTTAGTATAATACCACGTGATACATTGATTGTTGGTATTCATATTATAATTACCACTACCTCTTTGAATGTTTAAACTATTAGGATTGACCACACATTGATTAGTTCCGAATCCAACTGATGTAATAGAAGAATCCATTATAGTAACTTCATCGCCCATTGCTGGTGCTGCTGGTAAAGTAATTGTAACAGAAGCTGTTGCAGCTCTGATTAAAATTACATCTCCTGAAACTGCTGTGTAAGCAGTCACTGTAGCTGAATCAATTTCTTTGACACCTGGTTGCATAATAGACATATAACTTGCAGGCGTCGCTCCAACTGAATAAATTAAAGCTTTAGCTCCCGTAGGAACATTTACATAGGTAGCTCCACTTTGTCCTGTAGTAAAAATTTGTACTGTATAATTAGAAGTTGTTCTATCCGTTGCATCTTCTATAAAAAATACTCTGTTGGCATTTCCTCCAGTAGTTGTTGCAGGCATTTCTAATGACGCGTTTCCACTTAAAGTACCTGTTAATTTTAGATAAAGATGTTTTCCATTAGCACTGTCGGAGCCGTCAGCTAAACTTAAGGTCGTCGTACCGGAACTTAAAGTAACTGTCGTATATCCTGATGCTGCTGTTTGTAATAGTTTTAAATTAGTATTTTGAATTGTGCCCCATAGACCAGCTTTCTCACCGGTTGTGACTAATTCTAATGATAAATCTGTTGAATAAGTTGATGCCATAATTTTAATAAGGTTCTATGGGTGTCCAAACCATAGTCGCTCCTGGAATGATTTCATTCCAAGTAATTACTCCTGATTCTTTACTGTCTAGTATTAATGGAACCCCATCAATACTTACGTTAGCGTTTCCTGTTATTGTAACAGTTCCACTACTAATAATCAATTCATTTTTAAGACCAGAATCTACAACTGCATTACCGGAAACAGTAACGTCTCCAGTAGCTAAAATCAATGGATTTTTTAAGCCTGAATCTATATTAACGTTAGCAGATATAGTAACTTCTCCGGTCCCTAATACTAGAGCATCCGGTCCTGCCTGTTCAATAACTGAAGTGACTTCTTGACCAACAGGTCCAATAGTTAAAGTTAACTGATTTTTAGTTGCAACAATTGTAACATTTCCTTCCGTACCTGAATACGAAAAGGGTAATTCTGCAAATGCGCCAAAGCCTAATAACATATATAATTCCTTAGAAGGAGACAGGGGGTATGTGGTGGTGCCCTGCCTCCATCAAAGAATTATATCATCGTTTAAACCAAGAAGGAAGTCCTAAATGTGGACGTTTGTCGAACATATTATCCTTCGCTCCTGGTGTCTTACGATTGTTATAATGTAGAAAAACTTGAATACATTCTTTACCTTTAAATTTATTTCTCCAATGTTCGAGCTCCATACCTTGATAAACCATCATATCTCCTGGTTTTAAATCTACTCGAACGCCTTTAGTGTTCTCTGATACATATCCAACGCCTTCTTTAACACCCCCTTTTGAAGAGTCGGGTTCTAAATATAAAGGCCAATCATCCCCTCCTAGATTCATAGTGGTTGAGATTTCACAACTAAATCTATCTTTATGTCTTTTAAGAACATCCCCTTTTTTATATATTCGGGCATAGGTATATGCGGGATATAATTTTAATCCTGTTGTCTTTTCCATAACAGGTTGGATTTTTAACATTAAAGTTTCCATAGCAATATTTCCATATTGAGAATAAGTATCTGGTATTTGTTCATCTTTATTTTCATAGTGACCTAGTATTGTTTCAAAAGGTGAAAAGTATCTACGTTCTCTACAAGTATCATAAACTTGCTTTTGCATAGAAAAATAATTTGCAACAAAAGCTGCTAACTCTTTTGATATAGCTTGCTTAATAACTGTGTATTTTTTATTTTTAAAACTCATATTAATTCGTACCATCCTGTAGTTATTATTTTTTCTTTGTCTACAATTTGACCTTTATGGGTATGGGTAAAATCTGTAGGCCAAATTAAAGTAAGACCTTTTTTAGATGGTGTTGTAATTTTTTGATATTTAAAAATAGTTCCGCCATTATCTATATTATTTAAATAGGTCATAAAAACTAAAACTCGTCTTGCGTGTGCAAGAGATCCTTTTTCAAAATGCCATTTTTTAAATCCACCTTTTTTATTGTATTTTTGAATATTAAAATATTTAATCATAAATCTAGAGTATTCATCTACTTCAGGATATCTTTTTAAATATAACTTTAAAATTTTTTGTAACTCTTGTTTGTAAATTAATATCTCTTTATCCAAATTATCTCCGGTAATTAATAAATCTGATGAGTCTTTAACACTTTTTGTTACTTTACCTTTGCCTGCTCTACCAGGTGTAGCATGCATATTAAATTCAGTATAATAAGAAATTAGTCCATCACATATAGGTGTAGGAATAAACCAACCGCCAATAAAACTTTCTTTAGGTAATTTATATTCTTTAAACATCTTTAGCCATCTCCTTTAACACTGCTGTTATATTAAAATGAATAAATCTAAACGGAGACTTACCATGATCCACAGAAAATTCGTGCTGTAAGTATCCGGGGAAAAAGATAAGCAATCCTGGTTGAGGTTTAAAATGAACCTGTTCATGTCCGGGCCAAATACCTTTAAGATCTGGTCTTAAATGTAATGTAGTAGTTCTTGCTCCCGTTCGCGGGTCGTGAAAAAGTGGCACAGCAGTTTTCTCACTCGCTTTTAAAAAATAAAAACCATTCACGTGAGTGTTCCAATGAATGTGTGCTGAATGATGTCCCCCACCTTTTTTCGCAAATTCTTGTACCCACATTTGTTCAAAGAAAGTTTGATATTTAGTCATATCAAATCCTGAATGCTCTAAAAACTCCCAAGCTTTTTGACCAACATAGTTTCTAAAATCCATAAACTTAGTGTCAGTCATTAATTGTGTGGAATGCCACGATCTTCCAAAGTCGCCGTGTTCTTTAAGCCATTTTTTAGATTCAGGCATTTTTCTTGCTTCTTTAATATATGGATCACTGGCTTTGTTCAAAGACTTAACAAACTCTGGTTTTTGCTCAGACCATACAGGGGTCCAAAAATAATTATGTATAAACATATTATTTAAAAGGATATCCTAAATGCCATACGACAAGTGAATATCTCGTTCCTCTCGTTACTGGTTTGACTCTATGCCATAGGTGTGAAGGAAATACTACGATAGAGCCTTTAGGTAATATCTCTGTGGCTTTTCTAATGTGTTTATCTTCGTCGCGCATATGTGGATCATAGTCTCTAAAATCAAATTCTAATTCTCCTCCACTATATTCTGATCCATCGGTTAGTTGACATGTCATAGAGAGTTTTCTAATTTTTCCATTATCAGGAGCATTCTTGTTCTTTCTGTTGTAAGGTTTATGCCA